GTTGATTTAATCAACGAAGCTCATTTTGATGGATTTTTAAATAAGATTGTTTTTGCAACATTCGAAAAAATCTTTCATAATAATAATGCTTTTAAAGTCTCATCTGTTTTATCTGAAGCAATGCAAATGGGCATTGAGTCAAAAGACATTACTAAAATTGAACAGATTTTTAAAGTAGATCCAGACCCATCTTCAGTTCGTCAATTAGCACAACGCTTACGTAATATTAAACTAATTCAAGAAAGTCAAATTTTACATAAGAAATGTATTCAAGAATTAGCAGAATGTTCGGGATCAGAAACAATTGATAAAATCTTTTCAGTTTCTGAATCAGCAATTTTCGATCTTATTAAAAAATATAGTAATGGTGATGAGAATCCAATTAAAATTGGTCAAGATGCCAAAAGTATTGTTGAGGATTGGGAAGCTAATCCAACTGATCTTGTTGGTATCCCAACAGGATGGTCAGAATTTGACAAGTCTATTGGCGGTGGATTACGTACAGGCGTACATTTAATAGGTGCTAGATCTGGCGTTGGTAAATCTTTTATCGGACAAATAGCATCGTTGTTCATATCAAGTATTGATTTTCCAGTCCTGATCTTGGACACTGAAATGCAATACAAGGAAGTGTTACCAAGATTCATTGCTAATCTTGCCGAAGTTGAAATTAATTCAGTAGAAAATGGTAAATTTGGCAACATTCCTTTACATAAACAAAAAGTTTATAATTCGGTAGATGCGTTAGAAAAACGACCAATTTATCATAAGTCTGTAGCTGGTATGCCATTTGACGAAATCTTATCAATCATTCGTAGATGGATTTATAAAGAGGTGGGTATTAAAGCTGACGGGAAAGCTAATCAATGTGCTATCGTCTATGATTATTTTAAGCTGATGAGTATGGATGATGCTGGCGATATGGCCGAATTTCAAGCCTTAGGATTTCAAATTTCCAAGATGACAGATTTCGCTAAACGCTATGATATTCCATGCTTAAGTTTTGTACAGCTAAATCGTGACGGTATTGATAAAGAATCTACAGCTGTCATTTCTCAATCAGATAGATTACTTTGGTTAGCAAATTCATTTAGTATTTTTAAACACAAAACGTTAGAAGAAAGAACTAACGATGGATTTCCAAATGGTAATCGTAAATTGATTACACTGAAAAGTCGGTACGGTGGGGAGCACGAACTTGGAGAATACATCTCATTAAATATGAGAAAAGAACTTGCTTCAATTATTGAAGTTGGTTTACACGGTAAAAAGGATCCATCTGAACAGAAAGATCAAAATAAAGACAAAGATGAAGATCTCGAAATTTAATATTTTAGCAACTGAAAGAGTTTATTCATTATTGGATAAATTAAATATTGAATACAAGGTGTTTGGAGATAATATTAAATTAAAGTGTCCTATTCACGGATCACAGTCGATCAATAAGTCTTCAATCAAAATGCCAAACGGTATTTGGTCCTGTTGGAGTGATAATTGTTCTGAAAAGTATGAAAGATCAGTATTTGGCTTAGTCAAGGGAACGTTGGAAGCTCACTACGATAAAACTTTTACAGACAGCCAAGTCTTAAAATTTATCAAAGAAGGAACATCAATAGACCGCAGTAATATACGGCAAGAAATCGAAAAGACTTCTAATGAGATTCATTACTGTGAACCTTTGCCGGGATTAAAAATTCCATCAGACTATTATTCCATTACCCGTAATTTTCCAGCTATTACGTTGGAAAAGTTTGAAGTTGGAGATTGTTTTCACTTTCCAGCCGAAGACAGAGCGGTAGTGCCATTTCATGATATTTCTGGTAAGTATATGGGTTATGTAGCTCGCTCACATTTCTCCGAATGTCAAAAGTGCTCACAGTATCATAATCCAAATAAGCCATGTATAGATTTCGGTCCGAAATGGATTATGCAAAAAGATTCTCAAAAAGCAAAAACTTTATACAATATTCATCGCATTGGTGAAAGAAATAAGGTTATATTAGTTGAGGGGGTATCTTGTGTTTGGAGATTAGATCAACTAGGAATGCCAGCTGTGGCGTGTTTGGGAGGAGACTTCAGTAGAGAACGAATGCAATTACTGAAAAGTCTTGGTATTCAGAAAATCTTACTAGCATATGATAATGATGATGCGGGTAAGAAATTCAAACAAAAGTTTATTAAAAATTACATGAATGACTTCGGTATCTTTGCACCAAAACTATCTAAAAAAGATATTGATAGCATGACTGATAAAGAAATAGAATTAAGTATTTTACCAACATGGAAAAAGATATGAAAGAAATTTGTTTATTTGGAACTAAGCAATCTGGAAAAACGACAACGGCAACTGCAATTTATGGTTATATTGCTGTTCAAAAAGAAGTTGTGCCAGTTGTTAAATTTAATGATCAGGGTGAGATGTTTGTAGAATATGCAGACGGCACGGGATTTAAATTTGATATTGACACCCAAGAAGAAAATATTAGAACATTTTATGCACATAATGTTTACAAATATGTTATGCATGCAAGTTATGCAGATAAGTTAAAACATGTTGTATCATTAATGTTTGGTGTTCCATTAGAAAAATTATATGGTTCAGACGATGATAAGAATTCGCCGTCTGAAATTACTTGGAAAATGATGAATAAGCTAGTAGATACTAGCTATTACAAAGGCAAACACAAAGTTAATGATCCAATGACTTATCGCCAGCTCTTAGAAGTTTTTGGCACAGATGTTTTACGTGTCATTGATCCAGATGTACATATTAAAGGTGCCTTTAAAACCTTAGAAAAATGGCAACCAGAAGTTGCTATTCTTCCAGATGGAAGATTCTTAAATGAATTTGAATTTTGCGAAAAGCGTAAGTTGGCAGATCCTGACAATGTATGTTTAATCAAACACTCACGCAGTGTTCTGAAGTCTTCAGCCAAATCAGAAAATGGATTAAAAAATATTGATAATGATCGTTACGATTTAATCGTACCAGATGATTTAAATATGATTGAAAAAAATGAATTAGTTATTAAATATTTGGTTGATAATAACTTTTTAGAAAATAAAAAGGTAAAAATTGATCATGCTAGTACCGTATCTTAGAAGCTCTGCAATCGGAACGTATAAATTCTGCGAACACCAATACTATTTACAATATGTTTTTGGGTTCTCAAATAAGGCTGGAGCAGCAGCTACCAAAGGTACTATCTTCCATAAGTGTGCTGAGTTAAGAGCCTTGGCTGGTATGGCCGAAAGAATTAATGAATCTGAAATTGAAGATGATAATTTTGGTATCGTCAAAGTTGATTGGGCTAAAGATTATAAAAAGACACTGCCAAAAGTTATTGAATACTATAAAGGTGTAGAAACTCATATTGATTTTGACAAAAAAATTAGTGAGAAAGAAATTGATCAATGGTTAACTAAGTCTTTGATAGATTATCCAGAACATGATCCGGCAACTCTGAATATTATAGAGACTGAAAAATTCTTTGATTTTGAAATTAAAGAACCGTGGGCTAGATATTCTGTAACTATTGACGGAGAAAAACATACTGGGCACCTAGCAATTCGTGGAACGATTGATACGATCATAGATCACGGTGACGATGTATATGAAGTCTTGGATTTTAAAACAGGCCGAAGAAATGATTTCGCTACAGATGAAGAAAAAACAGTTGAATATCTTAAAAAGGATCATCAACTTCTATTCTATTTGTATGCATTAAATCAACTTTATCCTGAGAAACAATTTATAATGAGTTTGTTTTTTATAAATGCTGGCGGTATTTTTTCAGTTATGGGCACCAAAGAGATGTTGAAAGAAGCTGAACATAATATTAGAAAACACTTTAATCTTATGCAAAATGTACGCAAGCCGCCTAAAAGATTTGATCCATCACAAAAGAGTTGGAAATGCAAGTATTGTTGTTCGTTTAGTAAACCTACAAGTTTCACTAATGGAGCATCATTGTGTGATTTTCTTCATAAAAAGATTAGTGAAGATGGAATGAAAAAGACGGTTGAACAATATGCTGACTTAACCAAAATCAATACTTATGGTGAAGGTGGCGGAAGGAAAAATGATGATAAAACAGATTGAAAAGAAAAGAATTTTTTGGGATCTTGACGAAACATTACTAGATACATCTGATGCGGCGTGTAAATTTCATGGAATTAAGAATCCTTATTTAAATCCTGAAAATCTAGGACATAGAGAAATAAATGAGTTAGTAAATATGACTCATGATGAGTTTTGGTTAGTGCTGGATCAAGAATTTTGGAGAACTATTCCATTTCTACCGTGGGCAGAACAGTGTGTTAAGTTAAGTATTGAAAAGTATGGTAAAGAAAATGTTTTCTTCTTAACTTCACCTATACCAAATGGTATTTGTTCAGCCGGTAAACAATTATGGTTAAATGATCATTTTCCAGATATGAGTAAAAATTTAATTATTACCCACAGTAAATCAATTGTTGTTGATAATGATGGCATATTGGTAGATGATTATCCAAAACATGGTGTAAAATTTGAAAAAGCTGGTAAAAAAGATTCTTTTTTCTTAATGCCAGCCGTCACTAATAAGTTACATTATTATATAAAGGATGTGGAGTATCCTTCTGCCGCTATCATAGCATTATTTCAAATTACAGGTATATTATGAGCTTTACAAATTTACATGTACATTCATTATATTCATGGGATAGTTTCTCAAAGATTGAAGATATTGTAAAATTTGTAAAAGCAGATGGTCAAACTGCCGTTGCTCTCACTGATCACGGCAATATGTCTAACTGTGTAGACTTATGTAAAGCTTGCGAAAAAGAAGGTATAAAACCAATTTATGGTATTGAGTTTTATATCTGCCAAGATTCAAAATCAGCAAAAGAAAAGAATAATGAGAATCGTAAATTAGATCATTTAGTGGTACTTGCAAAAAATAAAACAGGATTCCAGAATCTGTGTAAATTAACCGAGTATGCCGCTAATAATTTTTATTATTATCCCAGAATTGATGAAGAAGCATTATTTAATCACAGTGAGGGTTTAATAGTCATATGTGGTCATTTGGGTACAGCTTTAGCAAATATTATATTTTATAATAATGAAGGTGTCTCTATGTGCGAGACACTAGAATGTGCGGACCAATACCTTCTCCCAACTTACGAAGAAGAATTCATAGAGATATGTTCTAGATATAAAAATGTATTCGGCAAAGACTTTTATGTTGAATGCCAACTATTTGATCAGGATGATATGCTTCAACAAGCATTGGGTTTAACTCTTTTTAGACTTGCAGAACAACATGGATTTCAATCAGTTGGTACCGGCGACTCACATTATATTGATGAATCTGATGCCCCAGCACACAAAACATTTGTGGCAATTAAGCAGAATACACAAGTAAAATATTTGGATGATATACCATACTTTACTTCCGGGAAATATGGTTTAATTACTAATGAGGTTGCTAATAAATGTTATCCACAAAAATTACTTGATGCAACACAAGAAATTGTAGATAAGATAGAAGATTATGACATCACTAGCAAACCAGCCATTCCGAAATTTTCCGACGACGATAACGCTAAACTTAAAGAAATATGTTACAAAGTTCTCGAAGAACAATATGATAATGACCCAATTTACAAGAAACGTTTGGAAACAGAACTCGAACTTATCTGTTCATCCAATCTTTCTGGATATTTCCTCATCGTCCAAGATTATGTACAGTGGGCCATTAATCAAGGAATGCTTGTGGGGCCAGCTCGTGGTTCCGGTGGCGGCTGTCTTACCGGATTCTTTCTCGGAATTACCTCTCTCGATCCGATTAAATACAATTTACTCTTTGAGAGATTCTATTCTGTTGACCGCGCTAAAGCTGGGCAATTACCGGATTATGATGTAGACT